GACTGCAATAGTGTATGGCGTGGTGCACCACCATCACGGCAACAACCTCAGCCCGGGACACCTAGGAATATAAATTGCGATTAAATGTGAAAAGGAAATCGTAAAAACACCAGAACTCGCTACCTCATAAACTTCGATATAGTCGACAGGTGACACCCGATCTCTCGATAACACAACCATTCCTGGAACATGATCACATTGGTCCAAAATTATGTCTGACTCTACATCATGATGCAGATTGTCTGGCGGCACAGCATCCCTCACCAACAGTATCATTGTGCCTCTATCTAAATGCACCGTCTGAATAGTACACGCTACTAACTTATAATAAACCCCTTGAATGAATCGGTCATGATGAAATGGGGGACCTAATACAGCCGGACATAAAAATTTCTGACCGATCCACCCCAAATATACATGTGAAGCAATCACATCGAGTGATCCTGCAGCGGCCTTAATTTCGCTCTTATCAGCGAGGTAAAACAATCTAGGCAAATCTCGATTCTCTAATGAAGTAACTCGTCGACCAAAGTCACCAAGCTTCGCCGTCGTCTGATTCATATCATTCCGCACTTGATCAATGTCTCCAAGCTTCATACAACGACCGATGTCTTGATACATCAACTTAATAATTGGTTTGAATATTGTTACTATATCCGCCCCCAAACGACTTTTCACCTCTGATGCAGCACCCTGCAATTGTGAGCGAACGTTCGCCAAATCAGCTGTAAAATTTGATCCTTGTTGCACTTGATCCCTGACAGTCTGGTCCAATACTTGGTGCGTTTTCTTAAGCGCAGCAAATTCAGCCTCTAGCAAAGACACTGTTCCCCTCTGTTTTTCTAACTCGCCCAACCTATCCTCAATAGTCCGAAATCGCGCCGACACCGAAGGCGAAACGTAAGTCATAATCTTATTTTCTAACGAGATCAATTTTTCTTGGACATCCGCAGCACTCTTCCTTGACGCGGATAATTCTTGTAACATGCCGCGAACTATATTCTGATACGTTTGAATTGAAGGAACAGCTGGGTCAATAATTTGGGGAGCAACAGCAGCTCTCCGCCTTCTGGGCCTGTAATCCCCGTTCAGCGCTCGAGTCACCTCTTCCGATCTTCGATATAGTAGATCCAAAAGAGCTGCAATACTATCAACAGACCCAATTGGCAGATGAGTTTCGTCAGCCGAATCTATATCCGGTACATCAATATAGCCAAGATCACGAATAATACTTTGCGCAAGGAGATGTGCTTTATGAATGGCCAAACTATCATCCTCCTGAGCTTCAGGATGTACAGCATAAGAAAAATCAGATTCTAGACGTACTTCAGGAGGGCGAAAAACATCCCGCGCTTTCCAACCTTGAAATGGACCCTCCGTTCTTAAACCTACACCTCTAACACGTATGAAAAAGCTCAACCCAGTTCCACTCGTATCTAGGGGAGTATTAGCCCATAACTCTGCGTAATACCATGCCTCACCTTGTGGAATATTTAAAGCTTTAATCTCATCTTTCTTCTTCACCACTCCTTTAAAATATCCTGTCTCAGGATCTCTGCCAACTTTGTCAATTAGTCTCCCGAATTTTAGATGTGTCCCAACATTATATAAAGACCATAGAACAAGTTTACCAGCCCTGTGACGTATTGCACTTCCTTCGATTGCAATTAGAGCTTCAACATAACCAGTATCCAAACCATTAACTGTAACAGTTATGTTTGATAATGAAACATAATTAAACATCCCATACACTGTTAAACCATTCTCAGGAATAGCGCTTAACAAAAACGTTGCAGTATAATACATTGTCCCAATATTACATGTCATCAAAATTCGATCAACAAATGGACCGGTAATATCTACCCGAATGTCATCATCAATGAGTTTCCAAGGTAACTGGTGGATAGTAGTTAACTTATCAAATGACGTCCAAGGCTGTGTATTCCTGGGAATCCTCACAATAATAAGATCATTTAAAGTCCAAGCTACGCCGAAGAAATAAGATGCAGGCTGGAACTGAATAATCAAGCTCTTTTTATTTGATTCATTTGTATTTTGTAATTTCACAATATTATAATCAAAGCTTGAGGTTCTCGGTACCACTGTCTCCCATCCCGGGGTTGCCATTATTAAAATGTC